GTGCAGCGTAGGACTCCATCTTGGCTCCGTGGAGCTGCTCCATAGCCTTAAGTTGAAGCTCGGCCTTCTTAACAGCGTTGTCCATCATGTCTTTTTGAGTCTTGCGAACAACCTCGGCTTGTTTAACCTTCAACTCCTGCTGCTGTAGCTGCAATACAGGGTCTTGTGACGCTTGCTGGTTCTGTTGCTGTTGTGCATTAGCCGTGTTGACGTCCACAAGCTGTTTAGCACCAATAGCCATAAGCCTAGACAACTCAACCTCAAGGTCTTCTGGCAGCGGCTGGTCAGGCGGTGGGAGTGGCACGCCAATCTGGTCCTCAATATCTTTGCGATATTTGAACGCGAGGTGCTCATTAATGTGAGCCATAGCTGCCGCAAGGATTGCCGGAGCTTGCGGGTTCTGCCCGATCATTGCCTTAATAGCGGGGTCGTCCATCGACGACTTGTGGACTTGAATATGCGCCTCGTGGTCTTGGTAGATGAACGCTTTAACCGGCTCGCCTTTGAGCAGCGACATATTTTCAGAGACCGGATCACGTGGCTTCATGTCCTCAGCCATCGGAACAACTTTCTCAGCGTTCTTAATACCCAACACGTCGATCATCTGCCTAGCGAGGACCTTGAGGTCAAACACCTGTGGCATCTGATTAGCCAACTGCAGCGCAGCCTGATACTGGATGACGCGTTGACTCATTGTGGCTGCGTTAGGATCTGATACCGGCACCACATCTACAGAGTCATAGTCCGACTGCTTAATAGCGCGGCCACCCTCCACGTCGTAGTCGTAGTTTTTAGGCGCGGTGTCTCGCACCAGCCGCTTGATGATCTTTAGCTCTTGCGCGAACGAATAGTGCAGCCGCGCTTGGACAGCCGTCATCACCTTGAGCATGCGCTCGATAATAGCCAGCGTAGACCCCACAGGGGCGTTAGCACTCATGTCGCTAACTTTCAGATCTGCTGTAGCAGCAAACCGCATGGCCTCATCAACTAGTGTGCCGCGTAGCGCCATAAGCACTTGGCTAGGCTCTTTATACGGCAGGGGCATAATGTTGTCTCGCAGCGTGCCAGACCCCACATCTACATCTCGCCACTCACCGGGACTAATAGGAGTGTCGTCTCCCTTAATCCTAAGACCTCGCGTCTTCAGTCCTCCCGGTAGGTTGACCAGCGTTCCCGCATCCACCAGCTGACGAGTAACTGAAGTAACGGCAGTTGCATGACCACTAAGAAGATGAACATATCCCAACCCATAAGCGCCCATTCCCGGAATAAATGTGTACTGGACAAAGTGATCGCGCTTGCGTTTTAGCACGTCACCATCTTCGTAGTTGCGGCGGATTGCTAGGACTGTACCAGTCCCCTTCTCGATAGTAACAATATGCGGAATAGCTACATCATCCTCTTCCTCATAACCCGGAAGATTTAGATCGACGTGGATTTCATAAATTAAAAACCTATCGTCATACGTAGCATCAAAGCCGGTCTCGTCGTCCTTAGCCTGCTGAATCTCGTCCATCGTACGGATGGGGTCGCCAAGATCGACGTCAACATAAAACCCAGCAGATTGCAGGATTCGTACTTCATTTTTGGTCTTGCGCATGATGTGGGTCACGCGCGGGCAGGTAGTAAGTTCTGATGCGCCGTAAGGAATTAATACATCCTCAGCGGGAACAAACACGCTGGTCTGCCGTCCTAATGACGGGTCGTAGTAAACTTTTTTGAACGCTGACCCAACAAAAGGCAGTGCGAATAGCATCCTCTCGTGTTCTGGGCGGAACTCAACCATGCGCTCCGTGAGCTGGTAATTCAGATCTTCAGTAATACGCTTGGCATGCTTTTCTTTCTCGGGCGTGGGTTCGCCCAAGATTTTTGCTTTGACAGGCCCGCCAGACGGGAATGTCTCCATGATTGATTCAGACTGAAACCGAATCACCGCCTCGGTGATCATGGGGTGGACAACGCCACACGCACCTTCCCACGGCTCGGAGCGCTCTTCGTACTTCAGGCCCAGCAGTTTGAGCCCTTTGCGGTATGTCTCTTCCCACTCTTTGCGGGCGGACTTATCGCCTTCAATATCAGATAGCAAGTCTGCGGCGAGCATCTCCAACTCTGCCGCATCAACAAAATCAACTAGGTTGTCATCAAACTCTGGACCTGAATCTTCTTCCTCGGCAAAAAGATCTTCTGCCGTCAACGTAGGTGATCCTTCACCTTCATCAACCACAATATCAATAATAAGTTCTTCTTCGGGTAGAGCGGCAATGCCCATGTTGTCCATGTTCTCAATCATTTTTTATCCTTTACGTTAGTAATACGCTGGGCGTCTACGGCGTGGGAGATCGTCATCTTCTTCATCTGTTGGCAGTGGGATCAACCCGCCCTGTCTAAAGCGCATAAGGGCTTGCGTTGCGGAGTCAACCAAGTCATCGTTCTCTCCTGCCGGAAAAGATGCAAACTCTTCAATCACGTCATCTGCCCATTTTGTAGGTGGGGCCCACACTATACCGCTTGCAAATATGTCTGCAACCGAATTAACGCGGGTTATCTTATCATTGCCTCTTGACGGAGTATACTCAGAGATTAGCACACCTGTTGCCCTTAATTCTTGAATGAGGGGAGTTCCTGTGGCTTTTGCCTCAATAATGCAGGTGTCGGGCTTGTAGTCGTTGTACAACTCAAGCGCTTTTTTCTTTAGTTCTGGGAAATCCATACGCTCTTTAAAAGCGTCAAGTAAGATGAGATTAGGTCGTTTTCTACCGTCGTCGTCATCTTTATAGAACACACCCCACGTTGTACAGGCTGAGAAGTCAGCACGTTGTTTAGCGGAATACGCACAATCCCACGACTGGATGATGTAGTTAACTTCTGGTGGATCTTCGTGTTCCCACTCCCGCCACCACTCTTTCTTAATAATAGACCCGCCAGCGCCTGACGGCTCCTGCATGTATTGCGCGTCCCATTTATGTACTGGCAGTTCGTCTTTAATAGCTTGCAACTCCTGCAAGGTCCAGAACTGAGGCCACAACGGTTTGCCAGACGGCATGATGGCAGGCAGCTCAATAAGCTCCCACTCGTCACTACCACGGCTTAACGAACTCTTAAGAACTTGCGCCGTCAAGTCTCGTTTAGACCAACGCGTCATCACTATAATAATAGCGCCACCCGGCTGCAGACGCTGACGAGGACCAGACGTATACCACTCATACACACGGTCGTACACTTCCTTATTCATCTCGCCTAGGGCTGCTTCTTGTTCAGAGTGTGGGTCGTCAATGATTAGCAGGTCAGCACCCTTACCAGTCACGGCACCCCCGACACCGATAGCGAAATACTCCCCAGACTTATTAGTACTCCACCGACCGGCAGCTTTTGAGTCGGCTTGTAGGGAAACTCCGGGGAAGATGTCCTTGTACGCTTCTGAATCTACGAGGTTTCGCACCTTACGACCAAAACCTGTGGCTAACTCAGATGTGTGCGAGGTTTGAATAATCTTCTTGTCTGGGAACTGCCCTAAAAACCATGCGGGTAGCAGGAATGATGCGAACTCACTCTTAGTGTGCCGTGGTGGCATGTTAATAATTACCCGCTTAATGTCCTTGTTAATCACCCGCTCAAAAGCGTTTGCCATAATAGTGTGATGCTTACCCATGATGAATCCGGGCCACATCTCTCGGACAAACTCAAGGAACTCTGCCCTGCACGCTTCTCGCTTTTTTCTGACCTTAAGTTCGTCAAGTAATGCAGATGCCTTACTTCGGATCTCTGGGGGCATAGCCTGTAGTGCTGCTTGAACTACAACGGGGTCATTCAACATCAATAACTTCCACCGGGGTTATGTCCTTAACATATTTAGCGAAGTACGCTTCTAGCTCCTTTTCTAAATCTTTTGTGGTCTTGTCTTTAATCGTGATTTCCGTGCGTTCTGCAAACAGGCCAATGTCAGCAATTTTGCCTAGCAGTTCAATAGCCTTGAGTTGAATCCTTGCGTCGTCGTGGTCCGTCAGCTCTAGCAGTCTGTTGGTTGCATATGAACGCATCTGCGATGGATCATCAAACGCCCTCTTCTGATACGTACGTACCAACCCCGCCAAGGGGCTTGCTGGGGTTACCGGCATGTTGCGTGTTGGCAACGTATCTTCCCCGGCGCTTAGCATGCGGTGAGCGTTTTCTAAAATTTCACTATAGGGGGCGGTCATTTTATATAGAAATATAAGGGGGGTCTTCCCCATATTAGAGGGGGTGGGGGTAATTGTAAAGCAGTGTCAAGAAAAACA